GGAGGAGCGCGCCCGCATGGAGGAGTTCCGGGCGGCCCAGGCGGCCGTGGCGGCCCAGGCGGCCGTGGCGGCCCAGGCGGCCGTGGCGGCCCAGGCTCCCGAGCCGGAGCCGAAGCCGGCCCCCATGGCCGCACCGGCGCCGAGCCCCGCACCGGAGCCCGCGCCGCAGCCGATGGCCGCCCCCATCCCGGAGCCCGAGCCGGATCCCGTCTGCCGCTGGTCGCTGTCCACGCAGTTCGAGGGCACCCGCACGCTCGCCCAGCAGGTGGCCGCCGCCCTCAAGGGCCTGGGCATCACCGGCGCCGCAATCAGGTTCGAGGGGGAGGTGCGCCATGAGTAGCGAGATCGTGAAGTTCGAGGCCGACGACGGCCAGATGGTCGAGTTCGGCGAGAAGGAGGTGCGCGACCTGGTGTGCCCAGAGGCATCCCCGCGCGACGTGTCCCTCTTCCTCGCGTTCTGCCAGGCTCACAAGCTCGACCCCATCGGCGCGAAGGACGCGTACCTGGTCGGTTTCCGGGACAAGAAGACGGGGAACTTCCAGGCCTCCATCATCACGAGCTACCACGTCTTCAACAAGATCGCCTGCTCGCACGACGACTACGACGGCATAGAGAGCGGGATCATCGTGGCCGACAGCCAGGGCCGCGTGACGGAGGTGCCCGGCGCCGCCTTCTTCCCCAACTTGGGGCAGACCCTTTTGGGCGGCTGGGCCCGCGTCTACTCGAAGAAGCGATCGCATCCGTTCGTCGTCCGCGTCTCCCTCGCCGACTACACCACCGGCTGGGGCAACTGGAAGAGCCGGCCGGCCATGATGATCGAGAAGGTGGCGAAGTGCCAGGGCTGGCGGGGGATGTACCCGGAGGAGATGCGCGGAATGTACGGGGCCGAGGAGATGGATCAGGCCGCGCCGCAGTCGTACGAGCCCCCGGCCGTCGAGAGCGTGGAGACGGTGCGGCAAGCGCCGGCAGCCGAGACGGTGCAGGCCCCTCCCACTCCCCAGGCCCCCATCGACGCCTACAAGCTGGCGCTCATCCGCGCCCGCGACGAGCGGGGCGTCCCGGTGGCGGACGCCATGGCCAAGGTTCGGGAGATCATCTCCAAGCCGCCCGAGGCCTACGACGAGGCCGACATCGCCGCCGCCGTGACCATCGTGGACGGCCTTGGGCAGCCCGAGCCGGAGTACGAGGTCGTGGAGGAGCAGCTGCCCCTGTCGGACGACGACATCCCGTTCTGATGGCGCGCGACTGGAGAAAGGCCTTCGAGGAGGCCAGGGCGGCGAGCACCGCCTGGGTGCGCGAGGACGAGGCCATGAGGCGCAGCATCGAGGCAGCCTCGGGGCCCACCATGCGCCACAACATCGGATTCACCGCCACCGAGGACGTGGCGGCCAGGATAGAGCAGTTCATACGGGAGCAGGCCGTCCGTGACTACGTGCACCGCGAGTACGCGATAGACGAGAACGGCCGCCCCGTGAGAGAGGAGGCGCGATGCCGCGCCAACGGATGATAAAGCCCGACTTCTTCGACTCCGGCAGCCTTGCGGAGTGCTCCCGCGACGCGCGGCTGCTCTTCGTCGGGCTGTGGGTGATGGGGGACGACACGGGCTGCCAGAAATGGGCGCCGCGCAAGATCGCGCGCCAGGTGTTCCCCTACGACGACATCGAGCCGGCGGAGCTGCTGACGTGGATGGCCGAGCTTGAGGAGTCGGGCTGCATACGCTACTACGAGGCCGAGAACGAGCAGTGCGTGTGCGTCCCCAACTTCTCGGTCTACCAGACGGTGAAGAACCCGTCCAAGACCACCGTGCCGCGCCCGCCCGAGAACATCGGCAAGCTGCCGCCGTCGGGCTACTTCTCGAAGCTCCTTCGCGACTGCTACCACGGGGGTACCCCAGGATTACCCCAGGACTCCCCCACTGTTTCGGACTATGGAGCAAGCGATGGGGAAACTGCGGGCTACCACGGTACTGGGGTAGGGCTAACCCACAACATGCCACCAAGTAAAGAAAGAAGTAAGGAAGTAATTTCTTCTTCTCCTCACGGAGAAGAAGAAGAAATTACGTTGGGAGAGTCAGGGATAGAGGGGGACGTGTGCCCCGAATGCGGCTCGACGGACGTGAGCCCCAGGGGCGACCGCCCCAAGGCCTGCCTCTCCTGCGGCTCGGTCTGGGAGGTGTGCCATGGCTAGAATCGACGTGATCGAGCGCGCCGACGCCCTGGACGCCCTGCGTGATGTCCCCGAGCGGTCGGTCGGGCTGCTGCTCACCGATCCGCCCTACTCCAGCGGCGGCCTTTTCCGGGGAGACCGATCCGGCACCACCTCCTCGAAGTACCAGACCGCCGGGTTCGCCGCGAAGCCCGACTTCTACGGCGACAACCGCGACGAGCGCAGCCTGGTGCTGTGGTCGTCCATGTGGATGGGCCTGGCCTTCCGCGCCCTGGAGCCGGGAGCCTCCGCGCTCGTGTTCACCGACTGGCGCCAGTGGGCCAACACCGCCGACGCCATGCAGGTGGCCGGCTTCGTGTTCCGGGGGGCCGTGGTGTGGCACAAGGCCATCAACCTGCGGCCGCAGCCCAACAGCTTCCGCAGCGAGTGCGAGTTCGCCCTGTGGTTCACCAAGGGGGCGATAGACCGCACCCCCTCTGCGGGCGCCAAGTACCTGCCGGGCCTCTACTCCGTGCCCGCCCCCGTGCGCGGGGAGCGCGTGCACTCGACCCAGAAGCCCCTGGAGCTGGTCAAGGCGCTCATGGAGATCGCGCCGGAGGGCTGCACCGTGCTCGACCCGTTCATGGGCAGCGGCACCACCGCCGTGGCGGCGGTGGAGACCGGGCGCCACTTCATCGGCTTCGAGATGTCGGCCGAGTACTGCGCGATGGCCAACGACCGGGTGGCGCGCGCATCGAGGGGGGGGTGGATTGAATGGCTAAGGTCACGACTCTGCCGCAGATGTGGTGGCCGCTGATGGGCCGTCCGAGCGTGACGCTCCCCTACTGCCCGATCTGCGGCCGCGCCTGGCCGCTGGAGCAGCACCACCCCGTGCGGCGGGGCGCGGGCAAGCTCTTCGACGAGAACGGCCGGGAGGTCAAGAAGCCCTCGATCACGCTGTGCGGCTTCGGCAACAACCTCCTCGACGCCGACGGCCGCCCCTACTGCCACGGCCTGGCCCACGAGGGCCGGCTGCACTTCCGATGGACGGAGTTCAAGGGCATCGACGACTCCCTGGGCCACATGCCCTCGCCCTGGGAGGGCGGCCACTGGGAGTACCTGCTTCTGGACGAGGGGTGCGACTACCTCACGGCCCTGGGCATGGACGGATGGAGGCGGCTGCGATGAGCGCCTGCGGCAAGCGGGCCTGGGACGTGCCAGACGGCCCCCTGGAGCCTCCCGAGGAGGCCGTTCCCATGGCCTGGTGCGACCGATGCTCCCACTGGGACACCGACCACGCCGAGAGCGGCTGGGGCTGGTGCCTTGAGTTCGGCTACTGGACGGAGCCCGAGTACACCGACGAGTGCGGCAGCTTCGACGGCGAGCCGCCGGAGATGGAAGACAACCCCGCATGGGATGCCATGCGGGAGGAAGGAAACGAGAGATGAAACAGATCTACATCGTCACGGGGCGCGACTACTACAGCCGCCCGATCATGGCGTACGAGACGCGCAACGACGCCGTGAAGGCCGCCTGCGCCATCCACGAGTGCGACGCCGCCGAGGCGTCCGACCACATCAAATCCGTGCCGTTCATGGCGGACATGCCTAAGACCGTGGACGTATCAGACGTGCAGACGGTCATCGACATGACCATCAAGGCCGTGGAGTCGGTTGAGGCCCGGAAGGGGGCCGATGATGACCGATAAAGACCCCAAGGACTTTACCGCATCGGAGCAGCTGCGGTGGGCTGCGAACGGCGAGCCGTACAACGGCATAGACGAAAACATCTGGACATGCCCGACGGGGAAGATAAAGGCGCTCGCGGAGGCCGTGACCGGGGAATGGCCAAGCGACAACGAGATATTCTCCATCGTCGCCGACAAGATCGACGCCGAGCTGGCCCAGGCACGCAGAAGCGGGCTGGAACGCGCCGCGAAATCGTGGGCCAAGGCCAACGGCTGGCCCGACTTCAAGGATGGGGAGAACTTCGGGGGATGGCTCGAACGCTGCGCCATACCGCGCCCCCGATTCGAGGACGGGGATCCGGTGCAGTTCGGCGACGACACGGACGAGCTGGACGGCGTTGAGAAGTTCATTTTCCTGCGCAACGGCGGATGCTGCCAGATGCAGGACGCCGATGGCAACATCTGCAACGTGTTTCACGGCAAGCGCGTGAAGCGTCGCGCCCCCGAGGTTTTGGGGGCCGACGGGCTGCCGCTGGATGAGGACGACACCGTGTACGGCATGGGCCGCGAACAGCACCGCTACACCGTGCAAGTGCCCTACTCGATCAACGAGGAGGTAGGCAAGCGTTTCTGCGTCCAGTGCTACGACCACGACGAGGGGGACATCACATGGTGCGATCCCTCGATGCTCACCCACGAGCGCCCCGTGCTGGGAGCCGACGGGAAGCCCATCGTGGTGGGCGAGACGGTGTACGAGCTGAGCGACGGTACCGCATGGCAGGTCACCGAACTGCACCGTTCCGAGCCGCGCATCTCCGTCGTATCCGTTGGCGACAACGGGGTAACTCGCGGCGGGTGGTTCCTTGCCAGCGAGTACACCCACACCCCTCCCGAAACACAGGAGCGCATCGACGATGACGCGACCATGCCTCCCGCCGAGTACTGCGCCGTGCGCGGCATCGACCTCGGGGATGACCCAGACAGAGCGACCGCAACCGAGGCCATGGTGCGCGACCTGCTGCGGAGGCAGAGGGAGCTTGACAAGCGGACGGGGGGCGAGTAGCCATGTGCGAGTACTGCGAGGGCGAAGACCTTAAGGAGCTTGTTAAGGTGCGATCGAAGATCGAGCAGACGGACATCTACGTTGACTTCACGTCGGATGGCGAGCCGATTCTGGCGATGGAAACGACGCTGGACGGTTGCGGAGCGTACCACTTCGCCGAGATCAACTACTGCACCATGTGCGGGCGCGACCTGAGAGGATACTAGCGATGAAAAAATACGTTTGCCCATGTTGCGGAACTGAGATCGACGTCGATAAGGTGCCGATCATCTGGTGCCACTACGAGAAGGACTACATCCTCCGCGCCCAGTGCGGCGAGTGCGAGGAGTGCGGAGACGACTGTGTCACGACCATCGCGGAGCTTGAGCGGTTCTGCTCAGAGCAGAATGCCAAGGTCAAGGAGGCCGACCATGACTAGGCTCTACATCTCCGGCCCCGTGACGGGCATCAAGGACGACAACCGACTCGCATTTTCTTGGGCGCAGAACCGCCTCATGGATGCTGGGTACGAGCCTTTTATCCCGCACGAGATCGTGGAGCCGGACGATACCCACGAGACGGCCATGCTGCTGTGCGTCAACGAACTTACCGAGCGCACGCAAAAGCGCGGCACCAGGTACCCCGTTCCGGCATTCGACGGCGTGGCCCTCCTTCCCGACTGGGAGCAGTCGGAGGGCGCCCGCTTGGAGAAGGCCGTGGCCGAGGCCTGCGGGATACCGTGCAAGACCGTGGAAGAGTGGATTAAGGAGGCGCGATGAGCGACTACGAGATCGGCGACGAGCGCGTCATGCGGTACGCGGGCGTCGAGCACTGCGAGGAGAAGTGGATCGACGAGGGCGAGCTGGTGCGTTGCCGCGATTGCGTCAACTGGGGCGCGATGGACGACCTCTATCCGCCCGACTACTGCCCCGTGGTGCGCAAGTGCACGCGCCCGAGCGACTGGTGCTGCTGGGGAGCGAAGAAGGTAGGTGACCGATGAGCGATGAGCTTAAGCATTGTCCGTTCTGCGGGGGCGCGGCGAAGGCGTTCTACTGTGAAGAAAGCGGCACGTTCGATGTGCAGTGCCAGCAGTGCGGAGCGATTCCCTTCATAGGTTCACGCACATCCGAAAGGAAGACGATGGCCGATGTAATAGCCGCCTGGAACGCCCGCGCCGCCGTCACCGACGAGCAGTTCTCCCTGGCCGTCCACGACGGGCGGGCGTGGCAGGTGGTGCGGGAGTGCCGCAACGTTGGCGAGGAAACGGACGACGATTTCAAATGCTCACTTTGCGGGGAGTCATACAACGAGTCGGACGACATGGCAATGCCCGCATCGCGGATTGACTGGTGCTTCTCGTGCGGCGCGAAGGTGGTGGGGTAGATGGGAGTCAGGGGACGCAAGAAGGGAGGCGTCAGCCGCTCGACGCTGCGCGGAGCGCCGCTGCGCCCGGAGTGCTACGACGCGAACACGACGACCAACGAGGACGGCCCCGACGACTGGCGCACCTACTGCCTCGGCGTCTACAAGGACGGGATACCCTATGTGATGGACAGGGAATGCCTGAGGTGCGGAGCATACGCCGACAACGCGACGCCGCTGCCGCGAACGGAGGCCCCGTGCTAGCCCGCGCCGCCCTGGCGGCGGTGCTGGTGCCCCTGGGGGTCGTGTGCTGGATGAGCCTGGGCGAGGTCAGGCGATGTCGGTAGCGACACCTGGGGGACTATGGGGGCGGTGAGGGGCTTCCTAGTCATTCCTTCCCCCCTCCCCCTCCTATCTGGCGGGCCGTCCATCCGGGCGGCCCGTCCCCTTTTGGCGACACATTTCCGACCATAGCGCCCAGAGAGAGGAGGCCCGATGCCCAGGAGCATGCTCTACTGCCTCCGGTGCGGGGGCTCTTTCCCCATCCGCCGGCAGAACAACCGCAAGCGCGGGAGGAACCACATCAAGACCATGTGGTGCCCGTGGTGCAAGCGCGTCACGCCGCATCGGGAGAACCGGTGCTGACGCCCAAGCAGGAGGCCTACTGCCTCGCGCGCTGCCGGGGCCTCACGCAGCGCCAGGCGTACCGCGAGGCATACCCCGCGTCCAGGAAGTGGCAGGAATCGACCGTGGACGAAAGGGCTTCGCGGCTCGAATCCGATTACAAGGTTCATACAAGGTTGACCGAGCTCCGGGAGGCCGCCGCAAGAGAGGCGCGCATCACCAGGGCGCAGGTGATCGACCGGCTGGCCGACCTAGCGGAGGACGCCTTCGAGCGCGCCCAGGACGCCGACCCGGCGAGCTACGGGGCCGCATCCAGCGCGGCCATCAGGAGCAACGAGGCCCTCCTGAAATGGCTCCCCGAGGACGAGCCCGAGGCGCGGCCCGCATTCGTGGCCGACTTCGGCCTCCTGATCGCCCCGTCGTTCCTCGAGCCCCACAGGCTCATCTCCGCGGGCGGCATCACCGACGTGTGGCTGGGCGGCGGCCGAGGCTCCATGAAGTCGTCATTCGCTGCCCTGGAGCTGGTCTACTGGGTTGAGCGCCATCCCGACCAGCACGGGCTGGTGCTCATGCGCTACAAGAACTCGCTGCGCGACTCGGCCTACGCCCAGGTGGTGTGGGCCATCAACATGATGGGCCTGCAGGACGACTACGACATGCCCGACTCCACCCTGCGCATCCGCAAGAAGTCCACGGGCCAGCTCATCCTGTTCCGCGGCTGCGACAACCCCAAGAAGATCAAGTCGGTCAAGGTGCCATTCGGGCACATCGGCATCGGCTGGTTCGAGGAGGCCGACATGTTCCGGGGCATGTCGGAGATCCGCATGGTCAACCAGTCGCTCACGCGCGGCGGCTCGGAGTTCGTGCGCATCTACTCCTTCAACCCTCCCCGCTCGAAGACGTGCTGGATCAACGAGCACTGCGCAGAGATGGAGGCGCGCGGGGAGAGGGTGTTCCGATCCACGTACCTGGACGCCCCCAGGGAATGGCTCGGCGAGCAGTTCATCGCCGATGCCGAGGCCCTTCGCGAGACCGACCCGAGGGCCTACGAGCACGAGTACCTGGGAATCCCGGTAGGAGTCGGCGGGGACGTGTTCGACAACGCCGTGTTCCGCGAGGTGACCGACGAGGAGACTGCGGCGTTCGACAACCTGCGCTGCGGCCAGGACTTCGGCTGGTACCCCGACCCGTGGCACTTCACCATATCCGAGTGGCAGCCCGCAAGGCGCCGCCTGGTCACCTGGTACGAGGACTCGGGCAACAAGCTGCAGCCGTGGGAGCAAGCCGATCGGATACGCCTCGCGCTCACATGGGCAGACTGGGAGGGTGACGATCCGGTCTTCCACAGCCTGGCCGTCCGATCCGACGACGCCGAGCCTGGCACCATATCGGCGCAGCGGGACGCCGGCGTCAACGCCCGGGCCGCCCAGAAGGGAGGGATGCGCGATCGCTCCTACCGCTTCCTCCAGTCGGTCGAGTGGGTCATCGACCCGGCCCGCTGCCCGAGACTGGCCAAGGAGGTGCGGGAGATGCAGTACGAGAGGAACGCGGACGGCGAGTGGCTGAACTCCATCCCCGACGGAAACGACCACGGCATCGACTCGGTGCGCTACGCCATGATGCGCGAGGCGCGCTCACGCAGGGCCATGCGCCCGGCGACAGAGGGAGAAGAATAGCCGCGCAAGAGAGCGAAAGGGGGCCGCGTGGCCGAGAACGAGTTCACGATCTCATCCGATGCCGTCAGGCTCATCGGCGACCAAGGGTACGAGCCGAGGCGCACGATGGACGGGAAGATAGCGGAGTGGAGGGCGCTCTACACGGGAACCGACCCGTTCTTCGAGGTGCCCTACATCAACGCGAGCGGGGCGCGCAGGAAGCGGCGACGCAACTCCCTGAATCCCGCCAGAAGGGTGTGCCGCGAGCTCGCCTCCCTCATCCTCACCGACGACACCGAGGTGTCCGTGGAGAAGCCCCTGGCCAACGAATGGCTCTGCGGCCTTCTCGCGCGATCGAACTTCTGGCCCACGGGCCAGCGCGTGGTCGAGAGCTGCGCGGCGCTGGGCACCGCCGCATGGGCGCTGTCCTTCGACGTGCGCGACGACGAGGTGCGCCGCATCCTCATGCCCCGCTACGACGCCCGCATGGTGCTCCCGCTGACCTTCGACTCGCAGGGCGTCTACGAGTGCGCGTTCGTCACGCGCGTGACCGACGCCGGCAAGGACGCCGAGCAGGTGCAGCTCATGACGATGGACGACGGGACGGGCACCTACCACGTGCGCACCTGGCTGCTGCGTGACGGGAAGCCGCTCGACCCCGAGTCGTGCGGCATCATCGCCGACTTCGACACACGCAGCCGCTTCAAGCCCTTCGGCATCTTCACGACGGGGAACGAGAACGTGCACGACGACCTCTCACCCTTCGGAGCGTCGATCTTCGCGGACGCCGAGGATGAGATCAAGGCCGTGGACATAGCATGGGACGCCTTCATCCAGGAGATCACCCTGACGGGCGTGCGCCTGTTCGTCGACGACGAGCTGATCTCCACCGGAGAGGACGGCGGGCGCGTCGTGCCGACCGGGGTGGCCGAGGACATGTTCTACCGCAAGGTGGAGGGCAAGGAGGCCAAGAACTACATCGAGACCTTCTCCCCCGACATCCGCACCGAGCCGCTTCTGGCCGCGCTGAACGCCTCCCTGGCCGAGATGGGCGACGCCTGCGGGTTCGGCCAGAACTACTTCACGCTCGACAAGCCCGGCGGCATGAAGACCGCCAAGGAGGTCATGGCCGACAGCTCCCAGCTGATGCGCACTGTCCGCAAGCACGAGAACGCCCTGCGCGGCGGCATCCAGGACGTGGTGAGCGCCCTGTTGGACAACTACCGCATCCACCTAGGGGCCGAGATCGAGGAGGATTTCGGGGCCGTGTCCGTCATGTTCGACGACTCCGTGATCACCGACACCCAGAGCGAGAAGGAGACCATGATGGCCGAGATCGCCGCCGGCGTGGTGCCGAAGTGGATGTACCTCGTCGAGTTCTACGGCAAGAGCGAGGAGGAGGCCCGCGCGCTCCTGCCCGAGGCGACGTTCGATCCGGGATACTAGCGTGCTGTCCCCCGACCAGATAGAGGAGGCCGGCGAGCGCGTCGCCGCCGTCTACCGCGAGATCGAGGCGCGAATGCTCGACCATCTGGCCAGAGCCATGGCCGAGGGGTGGGAGAAGTCTCCCCGCACCGTGACCGAGGCCGCGCTGCTCGCCCAGTCGAAGGCCGAGGAGCTGCGCCGCATGGTGGAGGAGTTCCGCCCCTACATCGACGCCGCCGTGCTGGAGGTCGTGGAGGAGTGCCTTGAGGCGTCCGACGAGGACGACGTGGCCAGGGCCGGCGGCTCGCCGGAGTGGCCGGCGCAGATCGACGCCACGGTGAGGGGCATGGCCGAGGTGCTGGGCCGCGACAACATCCAGATGGCCGAGGGGGCCAAGCAGGCGTTCCTCGGCGCCTCGATCGAGGCCGTCACCCGCGTCAACTCCGGCGATGCGGACAGGGAGGCGGCGCTGCACCGCGCCGTGCGCAAGCTGGAGCGCGACGGCATCGACGTCATCACCTACCAGGACGCCGACACGGGGCGCGTGACCGTGCGCAGCAAGGCCGACGTGGCCGTGCGGCGCCACGTGCGCACCCAGATCGTGCAGGACGCCCAGCGCATGACCATGGCCAGGATGGAGCGGCTGGGCATCGACCTGGTGGAGGTGTCCAGCCACAGCGACAGCCGCCCGAGCCACGCCGAGTGGCAGGGGCGGTGCTACAGCCTCAAGGGCGAGCAGGTAATCGACGGCGTGAGGTACCCCGACTTCTACCTCCACTGCATGAGCGGCGATTTGGGCGACATCCTGGGCGGCGTCAACTGCCGCCACAGCTACGGCCCCTACCGCCACGGCGCTCCCAGGATGTACGAGCCCGACCCGCAGCACCCCAGCGGACTCCCGGGAGCCGAGGTGTACGAGCTGGAGCAGGGGCAGCGGTACCGCGAGCGAAAGATACGCGAGGCGAAGCGCGAGCTGCGCGGCGCCCAGGTGCTCTACGAGCGAGACAAGTCGGCCGCGAACCTGGACGCCGTGAACAAGGCCGGGCAGAAGCTGCGCAACCGCCAGGAGAAGATGCGCGCCTACATCGACGGCGCCAACGCCAAGAGCAAGACGGGCAAGCCCGTGCTGCACCGCAAGCCCGATCGAGAATGGGCCGGAGACATGCCGATATCGAAGATGCCGGCGAGCGCGAACCGCACCCTCCCGCAGCTACTAGGGACGCCCAGCGCCAAGCGGGCCATGGCCGGACTGGATAAAACGGCCGTGACCGCCGCCGTGGGCGAGGAGATGGCGAGAATGGGCGGCACCGTCGCCCACTTCCGCAGCCTTTCCCCCGGCGAGCAGCAGGGCGTCCTGCGCGGCGCCATCGCGAGCGTCAGGGTCAAGATGGACGGCACGGCCAAGGCGTCCAGCGGGGCGCACGCCGCCGTTCCGAAGAGGTACATCCAAGACCTCGAAGCCAAAGGCCTACAGCCATCGCATGCCCAGGGCATCGCCCAGAGAGTTGCCGCGTGCTCCAATGCCGACGCGCGCAGGGCGTTCGAGCGCGCCCTTCCCGAGCTGGGCTTCGACAGCATCGCGGGCGATCCACGGGACGCCCACTACAACGTGACAACCCGCAGGCTGACGCTCGACATGGCGACTACGGCTTCCGGCTTCAGCGCACGCCCAGACAAAGCGCCGTACCAGACGTTCTTTCACGAGGCCGGCCATTACATCGACCATCTGCTGGGCAACTTCGAGTTCGAAGTCGTGAAGGCCGGCAGGTACCGTATACCCAACATGAGCGGCGCCGCCTATCAGGCGGGCATGGCCGACGTGGTCAAGCGGGAAGTCCGCAACATGCTCGAAGAGATCAAGAAGCGCGACGGCTGCACGATGGACGATGCGAGGCGAACCCTCACGATGGAGCTACGGGCCATCCCTGCCGCAAACACCGGCGGTCTACCCGATATAATCCACGGCGCGACCGCCGGCAAGAGCGGCTGGGGCCATCGCCTGAAGTACTGGAGGGAATCGAAGGACCCAGGTCTCGCGACCGAGACCTTCGCGCACTTCTACGAGACAACCATGGCCAATCCCGCAGCACTTGAGACCTTGAAGAAGCACCTGCCCGAGACGTATAATCTATTCATATCTATCATCGGAGGTTGATAATGGAGAGCGACGAGTTCTGGAGGGCCATGGACGCCTACAATGACGTCTTCGGCGAGTTCTTCCCGACTGAAATGGCCGGATGCTCCGAGGCCGACATGATCGGCCTCATGCGCGATGCCGTCGCGTCCGGCGTGCCGTTCGACCCGAAGCTGCCAGAGGGCTGCATAGCCTAGCGCCTCACCATAATCCGAAAGCCTGAGCCGCCCTGCAGGGCGGCTTTTCTTTTGCCCGGAACCCCCTGGCGACACCTCTCCGATACTGCTCCCTGCTTGGGATAGCGCGAAAAACCCACCAACTGCGGAGAGAACCGCGCGAACAAACCTGGGATCGAAAGGAGCAGGAAATGGCAGGAGAGGACTTGGGCAACAAGGCCGACGATACGGAGCAGCAGGGAGGCGCCGAGCCGACGGGCGCGGAGCAGAACCCGGCAAGCGACGGGTCGGGCGACGAAGGCGACGGAGACGTCAAGGACTCCCACGGCCAGCCCGGCATCAACAAGGAGCGCCACGACCGCGAGATCGCGGAGAAGGACGCCAAGATCGCCGAGCTGGAGGGAAAGCTTGAGGAGGCGGCGAAGACCGAGGAGGGCCGCGCCGACCTCAAGGCCGAGATCGACAAGCTCCGGGCCGAGCAGGCCGAGGAGCGCACGGCCCACAAGCTGGAGATGTCCGGATGCGTGGACGTGAAGGCCGCGAAGGCGCGCCTGGCCGATTTCGACGGCGACGTGGCCAAGCTCAAGGAATCGTGCCCATACCTGTTCGAAGAGAAGCCGAAGCAGACCGGCAGCACGGGCAAGCCCCCTGCGGGAGCGTCCAAGGCCATGGACGAGAAGCTGGACAAGATCTTCGGCGTTTAGAGAGAAAGGCACTACTAGATGGCACAGAACAATCTGGGGAACATGGTCGAGAAGTACACCACGCGCCTCGACCAGCAGATCACCGTCGGCACCTGCACCGCCGACCTCAACATGAACCAGGACCTGCTGGGCGAGATGACCGGGGCCGGCGTCATCGACGTTGCCACCATCGCCATGGACGGCCTGGCAGACCACGTGCGAGGGCGCGGGTTCGTGCGCGGCGGCGCCGAGCTGAAGTGGACGCCCTACCAGCTCGAGTTCGAGCGCGACCGCGAGTTCGTCATCGACGAGCTCGACGACGCCGAGCGCCTGCGCATCGTCACCGCCAACCTCATGTCCGAGTTCAACCGCGAGAAGGTCATCCCCGAGATCGACGCCATCCGCTTCGCGCGCATGGCCGAGAACGCGGCGAACATGGACGCGGCGACCTACACAACCCCGCAGCAGGCGTTCGACGACCTGCTGCTCGCGGAGGAGTGCATGGAGGACAACGGCGTGCAGCTGTCCGGCTGCATCCTGTACTGCACCTCCAAGTACAAGGGCCTGCTGCGCAAGGCTCAGCCCTACCGCATGGGCCAGGGCGAGGCTCCGAACGGCAAGTTCGACACCTTCGACGACATGCGCATCCGCGTCATCCCGGCGAGCCGCTTCATGACCGCCATCGACCTGCTAGACGGCACCACCGCCGGCGAGGAGGCCGGCGGCTACAAGATCGCGTCCGGCGGCTACCGCAAGACCGCCGACACCGACATCGTCAGCGGGAAGGACTACTACACGAAGTCCGGCGAGACCTACACGAAGGTGGCGAGCCCGGCGAAGGCGAGCCTGGGCGACTACTACGAGCTTTCCGGTCAGGGCAAGGCCATCAACTTCCAGGTGGTCCACCCGTCGGCCGTGGCGGCGCTCTCGCGCCTCGCGAAGCTGCGCTACTTCGCCCCGGACGTGAACCAGGACGACGATGCCCACAAGTGGCAGTACCGCCTGTTCCACGACCTGTGGGTATACAAGAACAAGAAGGAACTCATCTACGGCACCCATGCCGAGTAAGGAGGAGAGCATGCGCACCGTCGGAAAGACCGTGGCGGGCAAGACCGTCCGCGTGACCGCGCCCAAGGCGGCGGCCGAGAAGGCCGTCGCGGGCGACAAGGCCGCAGCGAAACCGGCTGCGGGCGGCAAGAAGCCGGCCGCCAAGACCGCGCCCAAGGCGGCGGCCGAGAAGGCCGAGGGCTAGGCGATGGGCCGCCCCGAGATCACGGTCGAGGACTACGAGGCCGCATACGGCCCCGTGGACGCAGACGCCTTCGGGGCGGCGCTCCGCTGCGCCGAGGCCGAGGTGGCCTCCATCGTCGGGTACGCCCCCGTGGACACTCCGGCGAGGGAGGACGCCTGGAGGCGCGCCGTCATGGCGGCCGTGTCCGTGGACGTCGCCTACGGGTTCTCCCACGGGATCGGGGAGGGAGCCGAGTCCGTCACGATCGGAAAGTTCTCCTACGCGGCATCGTCGCCCGCGCCGGGATCGTCGCCGTGGCGAGACGAGGTTCGCGCTGCGGCGCGGCGCGAGCTGGTGGGGTCGGGGCTGCTCTACCAGGGGCTGGCGCTATGAGGCCCATCCCCCGCCGCATGCTCCCCTCCACGTGCACCGTGCGCGAGCCGCTGGACGACGGCGGCTTCGGCGGCCGCTACGGGGAGGAGCGCGAGATGCGCTTCGTGCGCTTCGAGTCCTCCGACGACGTGCGGGCCACCGAGTACCAGCTGCGGGACGGCCCCAAGGGCACGCTGTTCATCGACGCGGTCAGCACCGAGGGGGCGCTCGCCGTCCCCGCCGGATCGCTCGTGAGCGTGGACGGCTCCCCGCCCGTGGCCGCCACGTCCTGCGTCCCCGTGCTGGACGGCATGGGGCGCGTGCACCACTGGGAGGTGGCCCTGGGATGAGCGTCACGGTCGATCTGTCCGGCCTCATGGCCGTGGAGAAGATGCGCGGCGACATCCTGGAGGAGGCGGCGATGCGCGCCGAGTTCGAGATGCGCAGCTACGTCCCTTTGGACGAGGGCATCCTGCGGGCCTCCGGGCAGCTCGCCAGCCAGTTCCGGGCGGGGCTGCTCGTGTGGGCCACGCCCTACGCCGCCAACCAGTACTACCTGCCCCACGCCCACACGACGGCCGGCACCACCGACCACTGGGACGAGGCGTGGGCGCGCGACAGGCTGCCGCAGTGGATGGACTACGTGGCGGCCATCTACGAAGGGAAGATGCGATGAGCGCGAGAATCGACGCCGTTGAGGTGGCGAGGGGAGTCCTGGAGAGGGCGTTGGGCAAGCCGGTGTCCCTATCCATGGCGGACTCCTACCGCCGCCCCGAGGCCACCGTGCTGACGTGCGGCATGCCCGTGCCGGGCAAGCGGTACTGGGACGGCGGCGGCACCGTGACGCTTCGCCTGACCGTGATCGTGAAGCGCATGGGCGAGGAGGAGGCCATCGCCGACGCCGACGACGCCTCCCGAGCCCTCAACAAGGCCGGCGCGCTGGAGTCGCGCGACGGCTCCTACCGCCTCGTGTCGAACTCGGCCGAGACCCCCCGCCAGCTCCGATGGGACGAGCAGGGGCGCTGGGTGTGGGCCTTCGACGCGGAAATCGAGTACGAAGAGAGGTAATCACATGGATCTAGGATTCGCCCTGAACTACCAGTTCGTGTACCTGATCGACACGAACCCGACGGGGACGCCCGACTGGGCGTTCCTCGGCCCGGGCGTGAAGTCGTTCACCAACGACCGCGCCGACACCACATCGGAGAAGGCCTACTGGGACAAGGGCGGCGCCACGTCCGTCAACGTCACCGCCGTGACGAGCGGCTGGACGGTGGCCGGCGACCGCCTCGTGGGTGACAAGGCCCAGGACTACGTTGTGGGCCTCGCCTACCTCAAGGGCAGCGAGCGCAAGACCAAGCTGCGCCAGGTCGGCCCCGACGGCGAGGCGCTGGAGTGGCCCGTCACCGTCACCGAAATCAAGGGGGCCGGGGCCGACGGCAACACGCCGGACAACGTGCCCTTCGGCTGCGCCCTCAAGTGCGAGGGCGACCCGCTGCTGGTGGACGAGGCCGCCGGCACCGAGCTGCCAGAGACCGTGACCGTCACCGCCGTCACGGTGGCCGTCGGGGAGACGGCCAAGATCGAGCCGACCGTGACCCCGACCGACGCCTCCGGCTTCTGCCTGTTCGCCGTGGCCGAGTCGGGCCGCAAGGTCTGCCGAGTGGACGCCGAGGGCAACGTGCACGGCCTGGAGGCCGGCGAGACGGAGGTCGTGGTGAAGTGCTCCGCCAAGCCGACCGTGAGCGCCGCCGTGAAGGTGACCGTCACGGGGTCGTAGGCGACACCCGTAGGAACATGAGCCGCGAGGCCGGGGAGGAAGCGCAGCCTCCCCGGCCTTTCCTTTTACTGCGCGAAAGGAACAGGAGAATCCCATGGAGATCAGCATCAAGTCGCTCTACGAGCCTCTGGACATCGACATCGACACCGGGCGCGGGACCGTCCGCATCGCCGCCGAGGTTGACGTGACCCCGACCAACCTCGCCCGCCTGGCCAAGACGTGCACCGCCGCCCAGAACAAGATGGGCGCCATCGAGGCGCTTATGAGCAAGGGGCGGGAGACCAACAGCATCGCCAAGATCGCGGAGGCCAACGCCAAGACCGGCGCCGTCCTCCGCGACGTGCTGACCGAGGCCATCGGCGCCGAGTCCTACGGCAAGCTGCTCGAAGCATGCGGCAACGGCCGCGAGATGTCGGACGCCGACTGCACGCCGGTCACCTCCCAGGTGTTCGGCATGGTGCTGGAGATCGTGAAGGGACGCAACGAGAAGGCGAACGAGAAGGCTGCGCACTACCTCCCGGAGGAGAGCTATGCGCAGACCGAGCCTGACGCCGCCGCCCAGTAGGGAGCACGTAGACAGATCGTCCGGCGAGACCGAGGCCGTCACCGCCTACGAGTGGCGCGGCGAGGCGGTCTGGGTGCGCGACAGCGCCATGCGCGCGCTGCGCGTCATCGAGCTGTTCGCCGACGAGTCCGTGGAGCCCGAGCAGAAGGCCGAGTGGCTCCCCCACATGATGTTCGCCGACCCATGGGCCGCCCACGAGGCGGCCCGCGGCGACTACGAGGCCATGGTGGCCGACATCGCATGGGACGCCTACGGCATCGACGTCACGGGGGCGAGGTGCGCCGGCTCCGGCGCGGCCGCCTTCGACTGGGCCGAGGACGCCTCCCGCATCCGGGCCTCCCTCATGTCGGCCTACGGGCTCGACTGGGACGGGGCGAGCCGCGGCCTGTCCTTCTGCGACCTCTGCGGCCTCCTCGGCTCGCTCATGGAGACCGCCGAGTCCTCCCCCTTCTCGGAGGCCGTCTCTGCGCGCCTGGCGAAGCCGCCCGCGCCCACCAAGTGGAACAAGGAGGAGCGCGAGGCCCTGGAGGCCCGCAAGCGCCACTTCGCACTCAAGACGGGCGGGGCCGACCCCGTGGAGGCCGCGAACACGGAGGCCGCCGACTCCTTCGCCGCCGCGCTCGCCGCCGCCAAGAGGAAGGCGGCGCGCAATGGCTAACCAGATCGCGCTCAAGGTCACCCTTGACGACAAGGGGGCCGTCCAGGGCGTCGAGAAGATCACCAAGTCCGTCGAGGGCCTGAAGAAGGCCGACGCCGGGCTGGACTGGAAGGGCACCGAGGCCGGGGGCAAGGCCGCGCGCGAGTCCAACGAGGGCTACACCGTCCTCAAGGGGACGCTCGCCAACCTGGCCTCCACCGCCGTCACCGCCGCCGTGGGGGGCATCAAGGACGCCGCCTCGGCCGTCGTGGAGATCGGCTCGGCCTTCGAGACCTCCATGTCCAAGGTGAGCGCCCTGTCCGGAGCCACCGGCGACGACCTGGCCGCCCTTGAGGCGAAGGCCCGCGAGCTGGGCAGCACCACCACGTTCTCCGCCTCCCAGGCCGCCGACGCCCTGGGGTACATGGCGCTCGCCGGATGGGACACCCAGTCCATGCTGGCTGGCGTGGGGCCGGTGCTGTCGCTGGCCCAGGCGGGCGAGCTGGATCTGGCCGCCGCCTCAGACCTCGTGACCGACTACCTATCGGCGTTCAACATGACCGCCGAGGACACCGGGCGCATGGTGGACGTGCTGGCCTACGCCCAGGCCAACGCCAACACCACCGTGGACGGCCTCGGCCAGGCGTTCAAGAACTGCGCGGCCAACTGCAACGCCGCCGGCATGGACGTGGAGACCACCTCGGCGGCCATCGCCATGATGGCAAACCAGGGCCTCAAGGGCAGCGAGGCGGGCACCGCGCTCAACGCCGTGATGCGCGACATGACGCAGAGGATGGAGGACGGCTCCATCAAGATCGGCGACGCTACCGTGGCCGTGATGGACGCCCAGGGCAACTACCGCGACTTCGCCGACATCCTGGCCGACGTGGAGTCGGCCACCGACGGCATGGGCGACGCCGAGAAGGCCGCCGCGCTGCAGAGCACCTTCACGGCCGACAGCATCAAGGGCCTGAACCTCATGCTGAACGCGGGGTCGGGCGAGCTGTCCTCCTTCCGCGACGACCTGTACGGGTGCGCGGGGGCCGCCGAGGACGCCGCAAAGGCCATGACCGACAACCTCCAGGGCGATCTCGCCGGCATGGGATCGGCCTTCGAGGAGCTGGCGCTGAAGATCTACGACGGCGTGCAGGAGCCGCTGCGAGACGCGGTGCAGTTCGTCACCGGATCCGTCGTGCCGGCCCTCACCTTCCTCGTGGAGAACGTGGACTACGTGGCCGTGGCCCTGGGAGGTGTCGCCGCCGCCGTGGCCGCCATGAACTTCGGGAAGGTGGCCTCGGCGCTATCGGCCGTGCCCAAGCTGCTCGCGGGCTTCACGGGCGGCCCGATCCTGCTGGTGGTGGGGGCGCTCACCGCGCTCGCTGCGGGGGCGAAGTGGGCCTACGACAACGTGCAGCCGTTCCGCGGGGCCGTGGACACCCTGGCAGAGACCCTCCAGAACGCCCTCGGCCCCGTGGTCGATCAGGCCGCTGACGCGATCGGCGCGGTGCTCCCCGCCGCCATGGAGGGGGCCTCCGGCGTCCTTGAGGGCGTCGTGGTGCCGGCCATCGAGTCGTTCGCGGGCTTCCTGACCGATGCGGTGGTGCCCGCCGTGGCCGAGTTCGGGACGTTCCTCCAGACGGAGGCAGTGCCCGCGCTCCAGGAGTTCGCGGGCTGGGCCGTGGGCAACGTGGTGCCCGCGCTCCAGGCGATGGCGGGGTACGTCACAGCCAACGTCGTGCCGGCCGTGCAGCAGATGGCGCAGTGGGTCGCAGACAACGTGGTGCCCGTGCTCTTCCAGCTCGCCGACTTCGTGACCGGCTCCGTCGTGCCGGCCCTCCAGCAGCTCGCAGGCTTCATCATGAGCAGCGTCGTGCCGGCCGTCGTGGACGCCTACCGCTGGTTCGCCGAGAACATCCTGCCGGTGCTCCAGGCCGTGGCGGCGTTCGTCATCGAGAGCGTCGTGCCGGCGCTCGCCGCCGTCGCGGAGTTCATCCTGGGGTCGCTCGTCCCCGTCCTCTCCGTGATCTTCGAGGCCGTCGCGGGAACGCTGTCCAACATCGAGGTCGCCTGGGAGGCCGCGTGGGGCGTCGTGTCCGGCGTGTTCATGGCGGTCTGGGAGGCCATCAGCGCCGCCGCCGAGATGTTCATGGGCGTCATCCAGGGCGTCATCGACACGGTGAGCGCCGCCATCTCGGGCGACTGGGAGGGCGTGTGGCGCGGCATCGGCGAGGTGTTCTCCTCCATCGTGCACGGCATACTGCGCATGGGCGCCAACATCTTCAACGCCCTGGCAACCACGGTGTCCTCGATCGTCACGGGGCTGTTCAACACCTTCTCGGGCATCATGCGCAACATCTACAACGTGGCGTCCTCGATCTGGAACAACATCAAGAGCACCGTCTCCAACGTGGCCAGCTCGCTCGTCTCGGGAGTCGTGGGCACGTTCAACGGGTTCGTCTCCACGGTGACGGGCATCTTCAACAGCGTCAAGAACGCCATCGTGAACCCCATCGAGACGGCGAAGAGCACGATCAAGGGCATCGTGGACGCCATCAAGGGCTTCTTCTCGGGCTTCAAGATCCAGATACCGCACATCAAGCTGCCGCACTTCTCCATCAAGCCGAGCGGGTGGCAGATCGGCGACCTCCTGGAGGGCAAGATCCCCTCGCTCGGCATCGACTGGTACGCCAAGGGCGGCGAGTTCAACTCCCCCGCCATCATCGGCGTCGGCGAGGCGGGCCGCGAGACGGTGCTGCCGCTGAGCAACCCGCGCACGATGCGCAACGTCGGCGAGGCCATCGCCGACGCCGGGGGCATGGGCGACCTGTCCGCCGTCCTGGCGGAGCTCAGGGCCATGCGCAGGCTCTTGGAGGCCGTGCTGGGCGCGCCCCTGGTGCTGGAGTACAACAGGCGCGAGTTCGCCCGCGCCGTGAGGGATTCGGAGGGCTACTAGGTGATCGGAACGATCAGGTACGTCAACTCCATCGGCGAGGAGATCGTCTTCGGCGAGGGGTTCTGGCACTACGGGAAGACCGACATATTCGACACCTCCTGCGCGCACCGCTCGATCGGCGGCCGCATCACCGGCTTCGAGCGCGACATACGGGAGATGTCCCTGACCGTGGAGCTGGCCGGCCCCGAGGAGGAGCGCCGCCGCCTGGCCGACGTGACCTCCTACGACGTGCGCACGGGCCGGCCTGGGACGCTGTGGGCAAACGGGGTGCTCCATGAGCTGCTGGATACCCGGCGCGGCCCTCTCAGACTGGTACCAGCTGGAGGACAGGCTCACCGCCGAGCTGACAGTCGTGAGCGACGACCCGGTGTGGGTGCGCTCCGCCTCCGTGACGCTCACGGCGCGCACCGACCTGGAGTACGGGGGCCTGGACTACCCGCACGACTACCCCCACGACTACAAGTCGAGCGCCGCGAACTCCATGGCCATCGTGAACCCCTTCCGCCTCCCGGCCAAGTGCGACATCTACATCCCCGGCCCCTGCCGCGACCCCTACGTGATCATCGCTGGCAACCGGTACCAGGTTAGGACCGAGGTGCAGGAGGGCCAGCTGCTCGTCATCAGGGGCTACGGAGACCGGGAGATCGTCGTGCGCCACTCCGACGGCACCGAGCGCAACGCGTTCGCCGAGCGCGTGACCGACGACGACGCGCGCCCCTTCGCGGAGATCCCCGTGGGGCGCCACACGGCCTCGTGGTCGGGGAGCTACAACGTGGAGGTTGTCATGTACGAGGAGAGGACGAGCCCGTGGTAGACGTGATATGGGCCGACCGGTTCGGCCGGGAGAAGGGGTACGTCGGCAAGGTGGCCGGCGACTTCACCATCGGCACGGAGAACACCTTCGCGCTCAAGGTTGAGTCGTCCGTCGGAATCTCCCAGGACTGCTACCTCATGATCGACGGCACCGAGTACGGCGGGATCGTGGACGGCGTGGAGATCGACACCTCGGCCGACTACGTGACCGTTTCCGGGCGCACCTGGCACGGTCTGCTCGCCAGCCGCCTCGTCGTGCCCGACGCGGGCCAGCTCCACTACACCGTGTCCGGCGACCTGAACGCCGTCCTGGGCGAGCTGGCGCAGCGGCTCGGCCTGTGGGAGCGCATGGCCGCCGATGAGAGCGCCAGCGGCATCTCCGTGAGCAACTGGAAGTTCTCGCGAGCATCGTCCGACATGGACGCCTACGCCGGCATCCGCGCCATGCTGCGCAGCGCCGGCGCCAAGCTGCGAATCCGCTACGACTCCGCGCTGCGCAAGGCGGTGCTCTCGGCCGTGCCGCGAGGCGACTACACCTCCGACGGCCTGGACGGCGAGCGGGTCGATTTCATCCTGCGCCGGACGCGCCCCGTGAACCACCTCCACTGCCTGGGGACGGGCGAGGGCCTGGAGCGCGTCGTGGTGGACCTCTACGCCGACAGGGCTGGCAACGTCTCGAAGACCCAGACCATCACCGGCATGGCCCTGCGCGAGGAGGTGTTCGAGTCGTCCAGCGCCGAGGCCGCCGAGCTGGAGGAGGACGGCATCAAGCGCCTGAGGGAGATGCAGGAGGAAATGAGCGAGTGCGGCCTCAAGGGCGCGGACGACGGCCGGTACGACATTGACGATATAGTCGGCGGCACATCGGTGGAGCACGGCGAGAGCGTGGTCACCTACGTGGCCCAGAAGATCGCCACCGTGACCAGCAGGGGCATAACCTACGAGACCAAGACAGCGATGGAGGTATAGGCATGGCAAGGGAGAAGGGCTACGAGCGCGTGGCGTGCGACAGGGCCGAGGCGGTTCACCCCGGCGGCGAGCTGCCCATCGTGTTCATGACGCCGGAGGACAAGCGAAACGAGGAGTGGCTGGACATCGTGTACACCGACACGCTGGGAGTGCCCAGGGCCCTGACGCTGTGCCCCGACTGCGCGAGGAAGTACCGGTCCATCATGGACACCCACGACCGGGACATGACCGAGTTCGCGAACGAGGGGAGATAGCATGGCGCACCTCATCACATCGCACAAGGGGGCGGATCACGTCGAGTCCAAGCACGCAGCGCACTGGAACGCCGGCACCCTCGGGAACGGCTGCTACGTGCTGCCCATCGGCAGCAAGCTCGCCTGCACCATGACCGACTCCAACACCCTGCGCGTGCTGTTCGGCGTGGGGTCGGTGTGCGGGTACGACTGGGAGATCGAGGGCGACTACGAGGAAGTGGACATCGACAACGGCGTTCCCGGCTACAACCGCATCGACCTGCTCGTGGCGCGCGTCGAGACGGCGCCTGCAGAAAAGGTGGAGCTGAGGGTCTACAAGGGCGAGGAGACCACGGGCACGCCCGTGCAGCCCGGCTACGTCCAGGGTGACCTCAACGACGGCGACACCGTGTGCGAGATGCCCATCTGCTCCGTGAGGGTGAACGGAATCAACCCACAGGCACCGGAGATGCTGGCCAAGGAGAGCATCGACATCATGGCGCTGCTGGAAGAACTCCGGGATTACAAGTCCCAGTGCCCCTACGACGTGGGCGATTTGTACATCACGAAGAAGGCGGGCAACCCGAAGGACAAATGGCCCGGCACCACCTGGACGCAGATCATCGGCCGCTTCCTGAGAGCCGCGAACGACGTGCTCACGGGCGGTTCCGACTGGATGACCCTCGCGATCGCCAACTTGCCTGCCCACTACCATGCGATGATCGCCCACGCGCACGGTGTCGGCACGCTCGCGATAGGCTCCAATGGAGCCCATGCGCACAACGTGAAGATGACCGACGGCAACTGGCCGCGGTACTACGCCAGCAATGCGGGGGCGGGGAGCCTGTGGCAGGTCGCCACCAGGAACTCATCGAACAGCGGCGGCACCGCCGGCCTCGTCACGGAGAGCGGCGGAGGGCACGGTCACACTATCACGGGCAGCACGGCGTCGGGCGGCGGCGGCAATACCGGCAGCGCAGGAAGCGGCACGGCTTTCGACAACCGCCCGGCCTATCAGGACGTCTACGTGTGGGAGCGCACGGCCTAGCCTTACAAGTCCCAGATGCAGACGGCGGGAGGCATCAACGCCGGTGGCATCGCGGGTGCGAAGCTGGCCGATCTCGCCGTGACGGAGGCGAAGCTGGCCGCGGGAGCGGTGACCAGCGAGAAGATCAAGGACGGCTCCATCGCGTCTGCGGACATAGCGGCCGGCACCATCGCCGAGGACAGGCTTGCCGCCGCCGTGAGGGCCAAGTTCCGGGCGCCCGCGCTGCTCTGGAGCGGGACGCTGCTCATGCAGTCGGGCCACACTGCCACCCTCTCGCAGAAGGTGAGCGAGCAGCCCCACGGCATCGTGCTGGTGTTCTCCGGCTACAGCGGATCAAACGGGGTCGCCTACGACTACGGGTTCACGTGCCACTTCGTGCCGGCGGCCGTCGTCGCGGCGTACCCGGGCAAGGGACACTGGTTCCACGCCCTCGCGACGGATACGGCGGCCATGGCCAAGTACGTCTACGTCCACGACGACAAGCTCGCGGGCTACTCCGGCAACAACGGCAGCGGCACCTCGGGCGGCGTCCAGTACGACAACCTCGCCTGGGTTCTGCGGCGCGTCTACGGCGTCTAGGCCGATTTCGGCGCGCCGATCACCAGCAGCTTGATGCGCGCGGCTCCCGAGTACGCCGTCCCGTCGGCCGCTTTGCGCACGCCGATCTGCACGCTGGTGCCCGACACGATGCACGAGTTGCACACCAGCGAGGAGGAGGACTCATTGATCTGCGCGACCGCCAGGCCGATGTTCTTGAAATCTGCGGCGACGGAATAGGTGTACACGCCCGAGGCCGGCACCGTGGCGGCAACGTGGTAGGTGGCCAGCAGCGTCTCGTCGGCGTAGGTGCGCCGCACGCACCTGGACAGCACGTCGCGAGTGGCGGCGTCGAGCTTGGCGCTCGTCACGGCGTTCGCTGCCAGCTTATCACTGCCGATGCCACCCGTCGCGATGCCCTTCGCCGTGAGCATCTGGGACTTGTAAGCCCGGTCAGATGCCCAGCCAAGCTTGGTACCTAACTGGAGCCGTGATGCTGCCCTCGCTGTTGTTTGCCATGCGGATGACCATGCTCCCCTTCCTCGCCTCCGAAACCGACACGTGACAGTCGGCGAAGTAGCGTGTGAAGTTGCCGGCGAAGCAGACATCGACGAGGGGGATGTTCTCGAATGGCTTGTCGAAAATAATCGTCTTAGTCGAAATTGACCCAGGAGCCGTGGAGTCGAAAGTGAATGTCCCCTGGACGCGCCTGCCCGCCCGGGACTTGTAAGGCTAGGACGCGGCCATGTACGTCATTGAGAAATAGTGGGCGCCGCCGTTTCCAGTGACAATCATCTTGCCGGCCCCCGACACCGATATGTACGATCCAGCCGTCGCAGTGGGCGCCGCTATATAACTCGCCGGGCGGAACTCCTCAGGCAGGGTGAACGGAAGCGTGATGTTGGTCTCGCCCGTTGTCTGGTAGCTTCCCCATATCGTGACCATGCTTCCGACTCTCACCCAGGCGATATTCCCGCTTTTGCCGGACTTTTTCTCAACGGCTTTCTCAAGGGTCGAGATTTTTCCGTTCTGCGTGGTGTTGGCGCTGACGGCACCGTTCGCCGCCGATAGCGCACTGGATGCCACGGAAGAGACGGAGGACACATCGGCGTCGTTCTGGGACTTGTAAGACTAGGCGCGCAAGATGAGGCGCTCGTAGGCGGCCTGGTCCTCGCGCAGCACGTCCTCGTCCAGGCTCATGTACCGGTAGCCCATGCCTAGCGACTCGTGGCCGAGCATCTTCTGGACCTCGGTCTCGTCGGTTCCGGCAAGCGCGTGCAGCGTGCGGAAGGTATGCCGAAAGTACTTCGGGGCCACGTAGGGCAACCCCTGGCGCTTGCACCAGGCGCGCAGCCGCCGCGCGTAGCGGTCGGGGTTGGGATCAGGCCCCAGAAGCCAGTCGCCGGGGCGGGGCCTGAGGCCGCGCTTGATCTCGGCCAGGCGCTCGCGGCCCGAGCGGGGCAGCATGTGCGGGCGCCGCGATCGGTGCGTCTTGACCTTGGTCTCGACGACCTCTCCGTCGATCACCTGCAGGCCGCGCCTGATGTGGACGATGCCCGTCCTCAGGTCGATGTCTCCCCACTGGAGTCCGCACTGCTCCGACCGCCTGAGGCCCAGCCACAGGCCGCAGGCCACGGTGGCCTCGTACTCCCACCCGACGAGGCCGAGCGCCAGCGCGCGGATCTCCGACGGGCGCAGGTAGGGCGCCTCGTAGCCCGTGTCCATGGGCGGCAGCCTGATGCCGCGCGTGGTGGGGTCGACCACCTCGTCGCTGTACAGCTCGTCGCCCATGGCCGAGCGGAGGATCTGCCGCAGCGTCTTGTAGGCGCTCCTTGCCGCGCCCGGCCTCCCGGCGAAGTGGTCGGAGGCGAGCCAGGCGTTGATGTGGCGCACCCGTATGTCCTCCATCTCCCACGCCGCGAACTCGCCCGCGATGTGGTTGCGCCAGTCGCCGTCGTAGCCCTGCGCCGTCCCCGGCGCCAGGTAGGCGTAGTAGTCCTGGTAGAAACCATCGTAGTAGTCCCCAAGCTTCATTTCTTCGCTCCTTTTCTCTCGGAAATCCCAGGCGCTTATGCGCCATGTGCCCAGCATGGGCGTCTGGGACTCCCGCGCAAGAAACAGGCGCACGGACGGGGCGACAGGCGGGGCAAAATCGCAACAGAGAGAAAGGACGAATGTTGGAGGAACTGACCTTCGGGCAATGGCTCGCCCAGGGCGGCGACTACGTGGTGTGGCTGGGCGCCATAGCGGCCGGCGCCACGGGCATATGCGCGCTGCTGTACAAGGGGTACCGCGCCCTCACCAGGCCCGCCCGAGACGCGGCCGAGAAGTCCGAGGAGGGAGACCGCGCGCTGCACGAGCGCGTGGACGGCCTGGAGTGCAAGCACGAGGAGTACGACGAGAAGCTGGCGAACGACTTCGCGAGCATCAACCTGCTGAAGAGGGAGTACTCGCGCCAGGCCGAGTCCACGGCGATGCTCACCGAGGGCGTCTACCTCATCATCCAGCACCTCGTGACCAACGACCACATACAGGACATGGAGACGTGGATGCGCGAGCACGCGAAGGCCACCGCGTCACCCCATCTCGGAGAGAAAGGAGTATCGGAATGATCAACTGGAAGGTGCGCGTCCGCCAGAAGTGGTTCTGGCTGACCATCATCCCCGCCGTCCTCATGCTGCTCGACCAGCTGTGGGGCCTGTTCGCGGTGCTGGGGAGCATCCAGGCGGGCCACCTCTACGACGGCCCGCTGATGGAGGCGATGCTGTCCCTCGTCGGCACCGTGTTCATGGTGCTGGTGGTCCTCGGCATCCCGGTGGACACGACCACCGAGGGCTACGGCGACAGCGCCCGCGCCCTCACCTACGTCGCGCCGGCGCCCAACGCGAGCGCCTACGGGCTGCAAGAGTACGAGGAGCAGTGCGCCGCCGCTGCTGCCAAGTCCGTGAAGTTCAACACGGAGGAGTTCATCGGGGCCGTCAAGGAGGCCGAGGATGGCGACCGCTAGCGACGTGCTGCGCATCGCGCGGGCCGAGGTCGGCTACTGCCGCTACGACGATCCCGAGCGTGGCACCAAGTACGGACGCTGGTACGAGTCCGAGGTTGACGGCCCGGGCGGCTATGACTACGGCGCCAACGGGGTCGCCTACTGCGCCATGTTCGCGAGCTGGGTGCTCGCCCAGGCGCGCGTCGAATGCGCCGGCATGCCGGGGGCCTACTGCCCGTCCATCCACCACAGCCAGACGCTCGCGGCCCCGCAGCTCCAGCCGGGCGACCTGGTACTCTTCGATTGGAACAACGACGGCACGGACGACCACATCGGCATCGTCGCCTCCAACGACGCCGCCGCCAAGAAGATCGCCACCATCGAGGGCAACACCTCGGCCGGAAGGGTTGCCGAGCGAACCCGCGCCTACTCCGCGATCTGCGGCGGCATCCGCCCGGCCTACGACGGCCAGAGTTCCACTGGCGCCATGGCCGTGGACCGCGCCCTGGTGCTCAAGGTGGTCAACGGCGACTACGGCAACGACCCGGAGCGCAGGCGCAACCTGGAGGCGCGCGGATACGACTACGAGGCCGTGCGGGCCGCCGTCAACGCCTACCTGCGCGGCGAGTCCTTCGGCGCCGCCAAGCCGGTTGAGACCAAGGCGCGCTACAGGATCACCACCCCATCGGGCGTCAACGTGCGCGAGGGTGCGGGCAAGCGTTACGCCGTGCGAAAGGCCTACCCGATGGGCACGACCGTGACCGTGACGCAGACAGCGAGCGAGGACGGAAACCTGTGGGGCAAGACCTCGGACGGCTGGTTCGCCATCAGGTACCAGGGAGCCGCATACGCTTCAAAGGTGTAGCGGAATGCTATAATGGCCGCGATGTGAAACCTTCACGGTTCTCCCCCGCTAGCGCCCGCGTTGGCGGGGGTTTTCATTTGGCCAGAAAAGAGGAAGACCCCCTAACTGGGGGTCTTCCTGTATTTCGTGACTATGACGACCGTTCGCCATGCCACATAATAGCCGAACCATGGTGTTCGACTAATGTTACCATGGTGGAGCCTAGGGGGATCGAACCCCTGACCTCATGGCTGCCAGCCATGCGCTCTCCCAGCTGAGCTAAGGCCCCGTAAAAGTGCGAGAACTATATTAACACAACGGACGCGACGCGCAAGAACTTTTTTCAGGAATTTTGGAAATTCCCGCTAGCGGCGCTCGCGTCCCTCGCAGCTCCGGCTTTACTCGGCCTCAGATGCGGCGACGATCTGGTCGATGATGCCGTCCAGGGCGCCTTCCACCTCGTAGGCCTCTACCTTGCCCTCGTCCACCAGACGGGCGAAGGTCGGATCCATCGGCAGCGTGGCCACCGCAGGGATGTCGTACTTCTCGGCCACGGCCGCGCCCTGGGGCTCGCCGAAGATGTGGTGCTCCTTGCCGCACTCGTCGCACTTGAAGTAGGCCATGTTCTCCACGAGGCCCACCACCGGCACCTCCAGCGACTTCGCCAAGTTCACGGCCTTACCAACGATCATGGCCACAAGCTCCTGGGGAGCCGACACGGTGACGATGCCGTCCACGGGCAGCGACTGGAAGACCGTCAGGAACACGTCGGAAGTTCCCGGAGGCATGTCGACGAACATGTAGTCCACATCGCCCCAGTTCACCTCCTGCCAGAACTGCTTGATGGCGCCGGTGACGACCGGGCCGCGCCAGGCCACGGGCATGTCGCCCTCGGGCAGCATGAGGTTCACGGACATGACCTCGATGCCGCTGGCGGACTTCGCCGGGTTGATGCCGTCGGCGTCGGCGGTCAGGCGGCTGTCGACGCCGAAGGACTTCGGAATGGACGGGCCGGTGATGTCGGCATCCAGAATGGCCACTTTGTGACCGCGCTTGTTCATCTCGGAGGCGAGCAGGCTGGTGACGAGGGACTTGCCCACGCCGCCCTTGCCGGACACGACGCCGATCACATGCTTGACGTTGGTGCGCTTGTTGGGCGCAAGGGTGCTGGGGCCAGCCTCGGCGGTGCGATCGCCGCAGCCGGAGACGCCGCAGCTGGAGCACTCGTGGGAACATCCTTCTGCCATGATTCCTTCTTTCTCTACTCGAGTGGCCGCGCACTTCGCGACCAGGGTAGTTCGCAGGGCATCATAGCACAAACCCCGAGGCATCCTTTCGACACCTCGGGGTTCTTGAACGACGTAAGAACAAAAGAGCAGACTGCTACGGAAACCACGCGCCGACGC